ACATTTTAATAATATCATTAAATGTAAATCCTCCTTTTTCGGGGTGTATAGAAGTATACCAACTATCACACCAACCACCTTCTCCAAACCAACATCTATGAGTACAACCTGTGGTTCTAATGCATACTGTTGGGTAACCTGCTCTTGATGCTTCTGATTGTACACAATAGTATAATTCTACTACTGGTAAGGTTTTGTTATAATCTGTTATTCTACCTGGTTTCATTCTTCGTAAATTGAGCTATTTTTATCATTTTCAAAACATTCTACTTTTATACATTTACAACGACCAGCATCTGTTTTAGATAATACTTCGTTAAAGTGATCAAATACTAATTTAGCACAACTTTCAGCCCCCATTTTATCTAGTAAATGAACTTTAGCTAACCCCATTTGTCCTAATTGTTCAAAAATATCAACATAAGGATCATCTTTTTGTATTAGTAAAGTATGATCCCACATATGATTCATCCAATCTTTTAAACCATTACCATGTGGGGGTGCTTTAAATCCTCCATAATCAACAATCCAATTCATATCATCTAATTGTTTGTCAATATCCGGTTCGTTAGAAGCAAACCATACTTTAAATTTTAAAGCATAACCATGTAATAATTGACAATGTGAATGTTGAGCTTTCCATTGTCTAATTGCTACAGAGTAATTATCAAATAATTTAGTTGAAATATATCTAGCCATATTATCCTTTAATCAATTGAGTTAGTTGATTATAATCAAGTGCCCCTGTATGTCTTTTTACTTCGTTGCCATTTTCTAAAATAATAACAGTAGGAATACGAGTTACATTGTATTTTTCTACATAGGAAACATCATAGTCAGCATTTATTTTAGCTACTTGAACTCCTGATTTTGTTAATTGATCTATAGCAGGTTCTGTAGTTTGACAAGACGGACACCAGCCGGCTGAGAAATAGATTACTTGTTTCATTTTTTAGGTTTTTTAATTAACTGTTCTTTTTCTTTTTTTAATGTAGCTGCTTTTTCATAATCTTCATTTTTAACAGCAGCTGCTATTTGTTTATTGATTTCTACTAATTTTTGTTTTGTTTCATCTATAATTGGAGAAGTTGAACTTGATGTAATGGTTTGAGTACCATCAAATGAAGTAAACTTTCTAGTTACAGTTTTAAAACCATTTTTTTCTTCAACAGTTTCTTCTACTGTACCTTTTTTCTTCAATTCTTCCCAATTGTAGGTTTCACCTGAGGGATTAAATTCATAATTGAATTTAAACATGTCATCCCAACTTGAGTTAAAAAAGCTAAACATAATTTTAAGTTTTTAATTGTTAGTAATTGTTTGTTTGTGATTTTCTATAACCTGTTTTACATGACTTTTTACTATTTCCCAATTAACTGGTCCTGTCTCGTCAGCATATTTTACTGGATCTGGGCGTCCTAATTTGATAAATGCTTCAATACGTTCTACTGAACTAGCTGATTTATAATCAGAAAACCATTCGTTACCTGAAGAAGTAATTATATTGATTGGTTTATAACTAGTATTAGTACGTTTATAAATTTCGTTAAAATCTAAATCTAATTTTTTACAACATCTTTCTCCGTCTTTTAAAATACCAAATTTATCAGTATCAAGATATGGAGTATAAAATTTTACTTTTTCAGAACCCCAATTGCCTAATTTGAATGCTTCAAAATCAGCATCTCTAAATTCTTGTCTACAATCAGGATAAATAGCATGATCACCAGCATGAATACCCATTGCAATATAACAATCAGTATTATTTTTATCTGCAATTGATAAAGCAGCAGCTTGTATAATTGAACTAAATATTTTATTACGATTTGGTACTACTGTTGCTTTCATATTTTCTTCAGCATAATGACCTTCAGGAACATCTTCTCCACCTTGTACTAATGCTGAGTTTAATAATTGGGTTAAACCATCAATTTTTATAATTTGATGGTCAACATAATATAAATTAGCATTACTACTTCTATTAGGATTACTATTTAAATAATTAACTAATTCAATAGCTCGTTCTAATTCTACTTTATGTTTTTGACCGTAATCAAAAGATAAACATTGAACTTTATAACCTTCTGCTAGTAAATGAAGTAGTAAAGTACTACTATCCATTCCTCCTGATAAACTTAAAACTGCGTATTTCATATTAAAATGGTAATTCATTATCAATTGAAGTAGTATCTACTTGTGGTGTGTTAAAGTAACTATCTAAAAATGATTTTGTATATAGAGTAATTTCTCCTTTATATTTTGAATTAGATACTTCTCTAATTCTTGTAGGTTGATTTGCAATTCTAGCAGCTTGATAAACTTCTCCTCCTAGTTTTACTCCAGCAGCATAACCTAAATAGTCATAAAGTGACATAAATTGTTCGTCTTGATTCATAGATTATTTATTTTTTTAAACATTAAAACATTATGTAATATAGCAAGATCATCAAAATGATAATACGGAGAATCAAAACAAGTATTCATATTCATTTTAGGTTTTTCATAAAGACCATTATTAGAATATTTAGTACCTTCTGCTCCTGCCATTATTGGATTTGATGTATCTAATGATTCAATATAAGGAAGATTTTTATACCAGCCAAATTCTTGCGGTATTGAACATCCTAATAAATGAATTTTATCTTTTTTACCAATTATACCCCAATTATCTAATTGACATATAACCTGAATACGACCTAAGGCTTTACCTAAATCTTTATTAGGATGAGGACATAATTCATTATAATAAGAAGCACCATATGAAAATGCTATTTTTTTATAACCTAAATCTTTATAAGATTGATAACATTCTAAAGCTTCTTGAACATTTTTAGCTTGAACTACAGCTATAAATGTTATATCAGGAAAACTTTTTTGAACATTTATCCATTCTTTAGCTGAAACTAATGATTTGGTTTTGTCTTCCCAATAATCAGGCACAAAAAATTCATTAGGTTGTAATTCATATAACCAATGTAATAATCTATCTTTAGTGTAAGGAACACCTAATTCATGTAATGAATTATCCATCATTATATGCCGATTATTTTCTTTAGATTTTAAGAAGAAATTTTTGTATTCCTCATATTGGTCCATTAAATGAGGTAAACAATAATCATAATCGTTAAACTTTAAGCTTTCTTCTAAAAAGCATAAAGGAACTTCATGTGAAACTTTAATCATAACTTTTATCTATTATAAATATATAGATTTTAAAATTGAAATCCTAATTTTTGGACTAGTTGAGAGAAAAACTCTCAACTAATTCAAATAAATCTTGATTTATTTTTATATCATTTTGAACATTAATTGTTCCGGAAAGTGGTCTACCATCTGTATCTACTAATATGTTAGATTTAGTTAAATTTTCTTGTATTCTATTATATACAGACCACAAATCATTTCCTTCATCTTCAATTCGATGCGATTTAAGTAATTGAGTATGATCAATAGTATTATCTTCAAATCTTAATTTAGCAGCATCAGCTGCTAATGCTATCATTTCTTGAGGAGTTAACTCTTTATCTTTTAACTTATTAAATTCAGTTAATACTTTTTGAGCATGTTTATTTATATCTTGTAAAGCAACAGGAATACGTTGTAGTGATTTTTTATTATGACTGAAATTAAATTCAATATATGAATCTCTACGAATCAAACCATTTGAGCATACTAAACGATGCATTCCAAAATCTAAATTAAGAGGTGATTTACCGCTACAACTATTAGTTACATACATATTTGCTAATCCTTCTATTTTTCCTTTATTTTGAATAGTAAAATCAGGATGCTCTAATTTAACAAAATGATTTAGTATTTTTCTATTTCTACCTCGTTGTTCACAAACCCCATTTATTTTCCATCCTTGTTCTTGTAGATTTTTTACTACATCAATTGTTTGAATATAAACAGGTGTCTGTTTTATATTATTATTTTTTATAAATTTTTGTTCTAGCGATGGAGCAAACGCTATTGTTTTGTCAATATTATTATTGACCGGAATAAAACTGTTTTTCATAGTGTTGATTTTTAATTGTTTAACTAAATATAAAAATTTTAATTTTGTAAGCCAAATTAACTATTTACTAGTTCATAGCTGTAATAAACGTGATCGTTGTGTATAGTAAAATACATTTTAAAATCTTTATCACAATCACGATTTTTACTAAAGTAAATTGTTCTTTCTAGTCCATCTTTGGAGCGTTCAATATGAGCCATTGCATCTGTAAGGTGTTTTAGTTTGTTTGATCCTACGAAATCACCTTGTTTAGTTACTTGTTGAATATTTAAAAAAGTAGTATAATATCCTTTACCATTTTCACCTTTTTTATGCTTATCTTGCAATGTTAAAAACCAAAATTCAGCATTTGATTCTGTTGTTCTATAAGCATCTTTATACATTTCAATAACTTCTGCAATAGAATCAACTGCTACAAGATCATATCCTAAATTAAATACATATTCTAATGTTTCTTTAATATTAAAAGCATAATTTTTTAGAAACAAAGTTTGAACATTTGAAAATTTAGGAATACGACGACAGTATTTATGAAATGCTATTTCGTCCATTTCTGCACTAATAAATAAGCATTTATATCCTTGACTAGTACAGTTAGATAATATATCTAAAACAACAGTAGACTTACCACTACCTGGCCCACCTACAAGGACCATGTTTGTTCCAGGCATAATTCCTCCTTCAGTAGATAATATTATATCTAATTCGGAATTAGTTTTAATAGGGACAAACAAATTTTCATCAAATTGTAAATTTGCGCCTCTAATTAATTTAATCGTTTCAGGATTAAAATCTTGTTGATCAGTGTGTTGCGTCTTTCTTGGGCGCCCCCTTTTAACTAATGGTTGATTCATGGTTTCTTATTTAAATTAAATATAAACCAAAAAACTTTGAGGGCCTAATCAATAGGTTTTTACATCATCTGTGTCATTGTTTTTCTTTTTCCTAAACACAGGTGGAATATATTGATAAATGCTTCGTCTATTTTGAAGTGGTTGTGAGGGTGGCGGGGCAGGGACATTTGTATCAGCTATTTTAGGTTCTGTTGCAACTGGTTTTTCATTATATATTGCTAATTTATCCGGGTCTTTTAACTGTTTAAATGCAAAATTAGCTGCTATAACTAAACATATCGCTAATGGATCAAATACAAATATAATAACCAATAAAAACCAATTAATAATTTTATCCATTGGATGCCCAGTTAAATTAGATAAATATTTCAACGGGCCTAATTCACCAGATGTTTCTGCTTTAGATTGAATATCTAATATTTTGGATTCTAAACTAAAAATACTATCATTTAAAACATCAATTTTATTTGATAATTTTTCTTCTTCTTTAGCAGTATTTTCTAATTGTTTTTCAAAAGCTTTTCTATTACTAGAACTTTCTTTAGTTATGACTTTACCATCTTTATTTACTGATTGTAAAACAGTTCCTGTAGATAAAGCTGTTCTTAATTCTGAGGTGCTTTTAGAGATATTAGTTTTATCTTTAATATAGTCATCTCTAGTTTTGATATAACTAGATTTTTTGGTTTCTAAAGCTGCTACTTGTTTTTCAATTACTATATTTTGAGAAGCAGTTTGTTGATAAGCACTAGTTAAAAATCCATAAATACCAGCAGATGTAATTGCAATTAAAATTACTAAAGCTATTGTTAAATAAGTTCTTAATAATTTATTCAATTTATCCCAATATTGGTATAATAAAGAAGCCATAACTAGTTTGGCTATTTCTAAACTAGAAGCCATAACAATTACCTCAGTACTTGCTCCTGCAAATAATTTAGATAAACCTGTTATGGAATAAAAAGCTGCACTGCCACTTACGGCCAGTGCTGATATTGCTATTAATAATGGAAATAATCTTTTTTTCATTTATTGTATTATTTATATTTAAATTTATATCCTCTAACATGAGTTAAGGGTTTACCATTTGGATTAGGATGTTCGTTTAAAAAATTCCATATTGCATTTTTCTTTACCCCTAAATGATCAGCGGCGGCTTGTTGATTTGGAAATTCTTTAATAAAATTATTTTCTAAATCAAACATTAATATAGGACAACGAGGAGCATTTTTTACCTTTTGTTTCCATTCTTCATCTTGTTGCCATTTTTTTCTTTTAGCTCCAAAATCTGATGGTTTAGGTTTATTTTTTAAAGCTTCAGATATTTTTTGTTTTGATTCAGGAGTGTGAGAACCACAACCACTACCTCCACCATTTTGGTTTAAACCATCATAAAAAGTATTCAATTTATTTATCCAATATCTTTCACGTTTACGAAGAATAGCAGTGTTTTTACCATAAGTATCTTCTGTTAACTGTGTTTCTTCTAAAATTTCAAAAGTATGGTTGTCGTATCCATATTTTTTGAAAGATTCTTTTAAACGATTATTTGATTGAAATTGCATGTTTTTATATGATTTCCACCTATTTTCAATTTCTCGAGATAAACCAATATATGCTTTTCCTTCAGGGTTTGTTATTTTATAAATTCCTACCATAATATATTTTATTATACATATGGTAAAAATTTATGAAAGTCCGCTATCCTTCACAACTAATACACTCACTTAAACGTTGTAAATTATCACCTCTCAATACACTTTCTGTACGTAAATAATATAATGTTTTAACACCTTGTCGCCATGCTTCTTTGTGAACTTGACTAATCCACTTTGGTGTGTCATTAGGATCAAAACATAAATTTAATGAAATTGCTTGATCAACATATTTTTGTCTAATACCGTTTTGTTTAACAATCTCTAACTGATTGATTTCTTTGAATGTTAAGAATATTTCTTTTTCTTCATTAGTTAAAATATAATCAGGTAAACCTAAAACGGAACCTTGATCTTTTAAAATTTGATCCCAAACGCTATCAATGTTATATCCTTTTGATTCAAGTAATTGTTCTAATATTCTGTTACGTTTAATAAAAACACCTTTTGCTGTTTTTAAATTGTAAACATTAGCAGGAATAGGTTCAATTGAAGGTGATACACCACCTGAAATGTGAGCATTTGATACTGTAGGTGCGATTGCTAAATGGTGAGTATGTCTTAAACCTGTACCTTTACACCATTCAGGTTCGCCATAAAGTTCAGCTTGTGCTTTAGATGCTTTTAAAGCTTCTTTTTCAATAAAATCAAACATCATTCTTGTATAAGCTGACGCTTGAATACCAACAAATGGAATATTTTTAGATTGTAAAAATGTATGCCATCCTAAAACACCAATTCCTATTGCTCTACCTTTAGTAGCTGAACGAACTGTGTTTTCCATGAATTTAATATTTTTAGCTCTATCAATAAATTCTTGTAATACACCTTCTAAAAACCAACACGTTAATTCAGGTAAAGTCATGCCATTTTCAAATTTATATTCTTTCCACTCTTCCCATCTTGCTAAATTTAAAGATGATAAACAACAAATAAATGAATGGAGCGGGTCTGTGTAAAGTGAAATTTCTGAACATATATTAGTCATTGTAACTTTTAGGTTATTTTGCTTATATGCTTCAGGGTTTGTATTATTAACATTATCCTCATACATGATATAAGGTTCACCTGTTTCAAGACGTGTTTTTAAAATTTCACCCCACAATTTTAATGCTTTAGGATCTTTATTTTCAACCATATTCATAAACTTATCATCAATGACAATACATTGATGTAAATTTAAACATTGTCTATTAACATCACCTTTTGGTCTACGAATACCTAAAAATTCTTCAATATCAGGATGATGAATACTTAAATTAACTGAAGCAGCTCCTCTACGTACTGAACCTTGATTAGTAGCTAATATTGTTGAATCATAAATTTTACACCAAGGAACAACACCTTCACTTACACCATTATCTTTAATGGCTTTACCTCTACCACGAATGCGAGATACACCAATTCCAACTCCTCCACCTTGAGAAGATAAACGCATTAATTCTGAGTTAGCATCTGCTATACCTTCAATTGAATCATCAACATCAATTCCAAAACATGAAATAGGCATTCCACGCTCTGTTCCTAAATTTGATAAAACAGGTGAAGCTAAACATAACCAATTTTTGACTATTGCTTCGTAAAAATAAGGTTGTAAATCTTTACGTTTTAATCTACGAGCAGCAGCTTTACTTACTCGTTTAAAGGCATCGAATACATCTTCATCATATACTAAATAACCTTTTGAAATCATACTAACAGCAATATCATCCATCCATTCAGGATAATTTTTACCTTTAAGCCACTTGCTTGTATCTACTTGTATACTCATAATTTTAATTGTTAAAATCTATCATCAGCTGTTGGGCCTTTGGTAGGTTTTGAATCTTTTTCTCCTTGTGAATTTAATATTTTTTCTTGAGGAATAACTTTAATAATCAATCCTTTGATTGTTATTTCACCTCCATCTTTAAGTGTTTTTCTAAATAGAGTTTCTTGTCTTTCACTCCATTCACTACTTAAATCTAATATAACTTGTTTTTCTACAGGTTTACCATTAATAAAAATAGTAACTCCTGATCTAATTGATTGTGGTTTTAGCATAACTTTATTTTTTATAGATCATCCCAATCTGCTGTTGACTTAGCATAACTTGTTACACGCCCTGCAAAGAAATCTTGGTGTGTTTTACCACTTGTTAAGTGACCAAACCAATCCATTTGTTTTAACAAATTAGGATCAATGTCATTGTAAATTGCTTGGTAGCCTAATTCAATCATCTTTTCGTTTGCTCTAGCTTTAATAAATGCTTTTAATTGTTCTTTAGTTAAACCTTCAATATCACCCATTTCAAATGCTTTTTCAATAAAATCATATTCAAGTTTAACTGATAAATTACATGCTTCAATAATTTTATCTCTTAGTTCATATGTATCTAAATCAGGGCGTTCTTTTAATAATGTTTTAAATAACCAACACCCTGCTTTTGAATGTAAAGATTCATCTCTAACACTCCATTCAACTACTTGTCCTGTACCTTTCATTAAATTTCTTAATTGAAAACTCATTAATATAGCAAATGAACTAAATAAATTTACACCTTCAGTAAATGCTGAGAATATAGCTAATGAAATTGCTTGCTCTTCAATTGTACTACCTGGTACTTCAATCAAGCGTTCAATTTTGTTTTTAGATGTTTCATCTTCTAAAAATGCTTGAAAATCATCTAAACCCAATTCTTCATTTAAACGAGCGTAAGCTTCAGCGTGAATACTTTCAAAATCAGCAAAAGCACGAGACATTGCTTGAATTTCGGGTTTAGGAAACCATACTGATACTTTTGTTGACCAATAATCATTTACGTGTACTTCTGTTTGAGCAAATGATTTTAATATGTTTCCTATTAAATTTTTCTCAGGTTCTGTTAATTTTAGTTTCCAATCATTTAAATCAGACGCTAAAGGTACTTCATCAGCTAACCAATGTGCTCTATGTTGGTTTTTATAAAATTCAAATGCTTCTTGGTACTCAAATGGTTTATAATAAATTCGTGGTTCAGTGATCATCTTAACTGTTGTTACTTAATTCAAAAAATTGTTTAGCTAAATATTCACGGTCTAATGAATCTAGACTCGTACCATAATCGGATTTTGTTTTAGAACTTCTTTGTTCCATTTCTTCTTCATCTTCACTCATTTCATTCAACACTTCTATATGACCAGTAGATGTATCTACTTTTGCATTAAATGACATACCATCCATACCGTATCTGTTTTTCATAAAATGAAACCTCCCTGTTCCATTAACTTTATCTTTTTTCTGTCTAGAGAGAGACATGGCGACATCAGCTATCATTATCTTATCGTAAGATCCTGCGGCTTTGTCGCCCTCAATTATATTATCTTTTGCACCAGCTCTATTAACTTGAGAAACACTCCAAATTGGTAATTTTAATTCTCTAGCTAATCCCTTTGTACTCGTATAAATATCATCTATTTCGTCCTTACGCTCACGATTTTTCTTTCTTGATGATAATAAGTCAATATAATCAATAATAATTAAATCTGGTTTGAAATCTAAATCAATACATTTTTTAATGTGTGATTCAATTGTAGCTATTGATGCTTTACCCATTGGGTATTCTCTAACAATCAAATTACCAGGTAATTCTGTTATTGCTTCAGCTACTTTTTCTTTATTATTTCTTAATTTATCAACAGGTATTCCTGTAAAAAATGCATCATAGCGTCTTCCTACATATCCTTCACCTAATTCTAAAGTATAATGAATAACATTATATCCTTGTTGAACAGCATAAGCGCCCATAGCAATTAAAGTCCATGATTTACCTCCACCAGGATTACCAAATATTAAACCTAAATCACCTTCACCTAAACCACCTTGTAATAATTCATTAAACATTTTCCAAGGTGTAGGAATAGGTTTTCTATCATCTTCAATATA